CTGGTTATTTATTGGTCGTCAAATGGGTACTAAAGAAGTTTTGCTCCATGAAGAATCACTGGTAACAGCACAGAACCCAATATGATGGCTATAATCCATTTGAAGTTGCTGTGTATTTCTTGTTTTACTTCCTTTAATGTTTCTTTTGTTTCCTTCGCTATTTCTTCAAGCATCTGTAAACGAACTTCGTGATTGATATATAATTGATCTGAATTATTCATTATGCCCTCGTTGTTTTATTAGTAGACACTATTATAACATAATGAATAATTTAATACAGATTTCGCTATTTAATAAAGTGTTGCGTTAACCGCAATTGCACTTTGTTCAATGCTTCGGTCATTAGGCATTCGCAACGATTTGCTGCATCGTTGAGCATATCATTGACTGCTAGTTCTATTTCTGTTCTAAAAGACTGCGTTACAGGGTCGTTAATGACATCCAAAGCAGAGAAATATTGCTTTACCCACTTTTTGTTACTGGTATCGACACGCTTTCTGAATGCTTCTAGTTGGTCACAACACATACGGCTAAAATCATATTGCATTATACTACCTCTATTCGACCTTTCTTCGATTGTTGGATTGCCAGAGCTTTGGTTGCCCACATGCAAGATTGCTCTAGGTTAGTTACAGCAAGTGACATTTCACGGCTAGGATGTGCTTGATACATTGCTAATAGTTCATCGGCTTTAGCGTGAATGGCTTTCATCATGGCTTCAAATTCTGTAGACATTATTTAACTCCTTTAGCCATGGATAAGCGCTTACGCACGTCCATTCTGAATGCTTCGTCTTTGTCATAACGAGGATCGTTGACCAGAGCCAATACTTGCGCTTCGGTTTCTCGTGGTGAGCTATTAGCCTTTGGTGGCGCTACATTTGCCGCTGTCATAAGCTGACGCATCTTGTCAAATATCCTAACGGCTTCGGCTGTCGGAGTCATGTTGTAAAACACACGCATTTCTTCAGGTGTGAATACAGAATTCGCCCATTGGTTCAATATCTGTAAATCTTGCTTAGCATTAGCGCCTAGGCTTTTCATTTCTGTTTCAGGATTAGGTAGGCCAATGGTCATAGCCTTTGCGTAGGTCTGTAATAGTTCGGTGACATATTCCTGTGATACACCGTTCTTTTTGGCACTTTCCAGAAAATCGTTGATCATAGGATCGTCTTTGCTGAATGTAACGTCTGGCATATCTGGCACTGTGAGGTCATAAGCATCTGGCGCACCTTTGAAAGCACCTAAGCGCTTTTCGATTTCCAGGTATGCTTTTGCTTGATCGGCTGCGGTCTTGTATTTGTCTTTCAACCAGTCGGGTTTATCGCCAGTACCTTTAATATCAGCATCATAAAACCAATCGTTATTCACGGGTGGTGGTGTTCCATCTCCAGTAGGTGGTGTCACTGGCGGTGTTCCTACGGGTGGTGTGTCTCCTGCGGGTGGGTCTAAAGGTTCAATTCCATCTAATAAGCTCATGCTTTATTTCCTTTTTTGTTTTCTGCTTCGACTCTACGTAAGTGATTTTCAGCTAGTTCCTCCAAGGATCTAACCAAGGTGATCTGACCTTCACGAAAACCCGCCCAACCGAGAGGGCCACCATGTCGATCAATGACGCGCTGATCTTGTGGAAACGTTGGTGTGTCCACATGTACCAGCTTCATCAATTGTAAAAACTCTTTTCCATCGGGGTGATTAATGAATAACGCACAAGCTAAATACTGTAATCGGTTTAAATCAGCCATTCGCGGTTCCCATTGCTTGTTGGTTTTGTACTTGTCTTGCCAAAGGTTGATTAGCAGGTTGTTGGTTGTCTGCTGGATTTTGATTTGCAGCTTCCTTCGCACCTTCAATTAATTCTTTTATTTCAATTGCGTTTTTAATCAGTGTTTCATCTACATCAAGCTTGTCTGACAACCATTGCGGCAATAACTCTAAGTTCATACTTGCGACTGTGAGTTCTGGCCCCATGATGGGTTGCATGATCGCTACATAGTTCTGTAGATTCTGGATCTTCTGCAATGACGCGCTACGTGTTAGCGGGGATTGATAGCGGATCTGGATATTTTTATTATCTACTTTTAAATCGGTGGGTAAATAACCTTTCTTTTGTAGAATAAATATCACGCGATTGATGATCTTTGGCAGCAGCTCAACAGATAGTCGGCCAAAAGCAGGCCCGATTTCCTCCATGAATTGCTGTTGACGAATCATGACTTCTGTTGCTGTTTGTTCTGGCGCATTCACAGGACGGATTGGGTTATCAAACAATGCGTCTTTAATTTGCATACGCATATCATTAACTTCAAAGTTATCTAAGTTTACATCGCTTGATACATCCAAACGCTGTAACGGTAATTCACCCATTGATTGCCTTGAAATAGGTATAACTTTATTGGGTTCAATATTGAATAGGTACGGATTGAATACACCATCACTTGCCGCTAGCCATGGTGGCGATGTAGATAACGCAACGTTACGCATGATCTCCTCAACCAATACGTTTAAGCTGCGAATGGTTGGCAATGCTTCAATGATCGGGCCTCTACCGCCTATTTCATTTGAACACTTCGACCAACGAGCAACCACCCAAGGAGAAGAAACGCTTCGGAGATCCATAATGTAATCACCGCGCTCTTGTTCCATGACCACAATGCGGAAATCACCTTTATCACAGTCGTATACCACACCTTCGACAAGATCAACTTTAGCGTTGATATCAGCTTCTAGTCGTTGTTCAAGTTCTTGCGGTACGACAGCTTTAGGCCATAAGCGTTTGATATCGCGTATGTAGATCTGATTGAAGTCACGCCATACGGTTTCTATTTCGTCATACGCATCTGCTTCTGGATATATGACATTGACGGCAACAGATTTGAATTTCATAGGCTGCCGTTTATCATCTGATTCCATAATCATCAAACTACCTGTACCGATACATAGATCTTGATACAGTTCATTGATCGCAATATCGAAGTTTGATTCGTTTAGAGCTTGGAATATTATATCGGTGAATGTTTGCAGGTACATATTCAACTGCTTTCTATCTACCTGATTTTCGATGTTGTCACCGGCTTCGAGTACAAACCATTGTTGACCAGGAGGTGTAAGCGAACTATGTAGTTTAGACACTAAGCGCCTTGTGCTATTCACGGCGGTAATGTCATACACCTGTATGTTCTTTCGGCGTCCTTCTTCCACATCTTCAGGCCATGGGTCACGCTCTGGTATGGCAAATGCATAGGCTTCATCATAAATTGAACGCCAGGTTGCCCAGTTACCTTTAGCATCCGTGTAACGCTTATACATCGAGCGGCAATCATCCATGATTATGTTCCCGTGAGTTGTGAAAATAAACTTGTAGCGGTTTGGGTATTGGTTTGCATTCCCGTACCACCACCGATCACGTTAAATCGTGAGCGCAATAAATCCATTTGTTGCTTGTTGAGTGCTTTACGCCGTTCGGTTGCTTCAACTTCAGCTTGATCCGCTGCTGCTTCCTGTTTCCTGCGCATTCGCTTTTGTGAACCTGATTCGCCGCCTGCCATCTTTGATCACCTCCATGGTGTGAATAGCGTGTGTCATCCTTTGACTTGCTTTAAAGTTTACCAGTTTTTTATAAAATTGCCATGGTGTCACGCTGTATATATTAATCCCTAGCATGTATTTGACCAATGAAAGGCAGTTTAACAGCCCAAAGCGTTTAAATTGCTTGAGTGGGTCACGCTTGGCAAATACGATGCGTAGCACTGTGTCACCTGGTTCGATTAGCTCCTTGGGGAATTGATCAATGGGTGTTGCAAGAATCACGACTTCCAAGAAGCCAAGCGTGGGGTTTAACAGAATCCAGTTGTAATCATCTCGTGTGATTACCCGCATGTGAGAAAATCCAGGTTTTAGCACATGAGATAACCAGCCAATCCCTTGTGTGAAAATTACATAATACTCTGTCAATATCGGGGCTTCTGGTTTCATACGTATCATACAAGTATGTTGACAAATATATCGATTGAGTCGGTTTCTTGCTTGTCGGTTTCTGGATAGCTGACAAGTTCAGTATCATAGACACGTACAAAGCACCTAGGCTTTGGAATGCAGTATTCTTCATAAAGTTGATCTATCCGTGAACGCATAGCACCTACCGATTAACTACCAATTGCTAATGAATTGGTAGATGGTGGCCTATTGTCCTATGGCAAAGCGGATTTACAGGGTACGCCCCCACCCAAATGCATAAGTATCGTCAGCCATAAATGGAGCCAACCAGCGGGCGCAGCACCCGCGTTTCCTCCCAAGGGAAGTGTCCTGCCAGTTTTAGACGATGGTTAGCATATTCTTAACGCCCTTGCTTACGGGCTAACTCTATTTCCTCAAGCTTCTTGCGCATCTCTGTTACTTCGTCGATCTTCGCCATTTTACCGATCATGTCGAGAATTGCATTCGCTTCTTTGGAATTAATATATTCATCTGTAAATGCTTTGAGTATCACATCACATTTCTTAGCAAATGTTTTAGCCTTAGCAAGCTTAGGTAATCGAATAGTGCGTTCATCACCTGACTCACCGCAATATCGCAACAACATAGCAAAAGCACGTTCATTGAAGCGGTCTGCACTCAATCCACGTTCTAATAAACGCTTGTGATACCCCTTTCTGCGCTGCTGTCCACGCGTATAAGCATCTAAGAATGCGGGGTGTACGTTAAGCCAATTATAAAACGTCGCGGTTGAAATATCCCAATCGAGACAAAATTCTTCTACGATATAACCTTCATTCGCCATTTTATCCACGACGTACTCGCAATACTCGGGCTTATAATCTGTGGGATGACCAACGGGCATAATTTCACCTGCTCAAATAAAAACCATTATAGCCAAACTTTAATATAAAACACAACACTTATTGACAACCTCTATAAAAATTGATAATCTGCAACACGTATTAACAACCGGAGCAATGAAAATGCAACAAGTAACAATAGCTGAAACCATAGCAAGATCGCTTAAGTACTTATCTACAGAGGAATTAAGAAGCATCAGAGAATTATCACTAGATATGATCTTTAACAGAGAGAACGCCGTAACCAATCAGCTAAAGAAATCCGTGGAGGCCGCAGCATGAGCGCACAAGTAGCCACTTTTGAATGTGATGACATTTTTGAAATGCAAGAAATCGGTAACACCATACGTAAACAAATCGGCCTGGCAAACCTAATGGCAGTCGGCGCGAGAGAATGGAAACTATTAGGCTTTAGTGAGCCAAAGAAAGGGTTACAGTTCCGTGTTAATTCAACCGCAAAGCGTCAGTTTATCAAGGTAGTGCTTGAGCCAAATGACACCTACACAGTCATTAGCTATCGATTAAAGCGTGTCACTGATGAGCATATCGACATCCAAGATGTTTATGACATTTACTGTGAGCAATTAGGCGAAACTGTTTATCACATGGTCAACAAATAGGGGAATTTATGGGTATGTTAAAAAATTCAGATTGTCCGCAATGCAATGAATGGATTGGTCAGTGCCAGTGCAATGGCGCTGACTATCCATACAGTTATGAACCGAATGAAGTTTACTTGATGGAAGAATCGCACCAACCGCAAGTTTAGTAATAATCGGCTTCGCTAACTTTGTAGATGATAACCGCATCGCCAGGAGTTAGCGAGCCAACAATATCAAAAGGTTCGGCCGGTTCAGGCAAAGTAATAATCACCACCGTCACACAAGCAATCAAAAACACCATCGTTGCCCAAAACGGAAACCAGCCTTTAAACATGTCCATATCAACCCTTAAGTTCAAAAAATCCCAAGTTATCGTCAACAAACTCACCGCCCCAACGTAAACGGTAAAGCATTTTACCCTCGGCGTGTAATCTTGACGCAACACCCATCACATAACCAGCGAAATAACAAAAGCGTTGTTTATCAAGTACGGTTAGATTATGCTCAAGATCATGCTCATAGGGAACTACGTTTATTGCCATGGATGGCAACTCTATTTGCGGCACATCAATGACAACGCAATCAATCCCCCGCACCACCTCAAAAAACAATAGCTGTAGATCTTCGTGACATTGCATCAAATAACCGAGACTTCTAGTTGTAAACATTGGCATTGGTGATATTCCCTTAATTTTTCCAGCAACGAGCATACAATCAGCGAAAATATTCTTCAAGCACCCGCACAGCAGCATCGTAACCATGGCAAATCTCCGCGCGATAGCCTTGGGAACGCAGCACATCACGCCACCAAGCTTGCTCAACAGACACCGTACCCCCCACCCTGCGCTTAAGCTCAATATAAAGCCCGTGGTAAGGCGCTCGTGGTTGGGGTATACACAGATCAGGCACGCCGCGTTTTAACCCAGTGGCGGCCGCTTTTTGAGCCATAGCGGGCGAACGCTTGCCGTCATTGGGAATTGCGAAGTACAAAATCCGCTTTAAGTCCATCCAACGGCATAGCATTGCTTGGT